ATTATTCTCACGGAGAAAGATGACTGATCCAACTTATCACATATACTTAAATAATAATTGTTTATTTAAAGATTTAACTGAGTGGGAGTTTAATATAATATGGAGACGGATATATAAGTCGTATTTTACAGAAGATTTAACATATGAAAAGTTAAGCGAACCTGAGATGGTCGATGCATCATATTGACAATCACTATATAAACTGATATAATTGAATTGTAATTACAACACGTTATGGCTAAAGGATTTACAGTAAAAGCAAAACCACCTTCTGCTACTAAAAAAGAAACTGAATGGGATTATGATAAAGCAAAAGAATTACTTAAAGGAAAGTCTGTAGTATTTTGTCTACCTGGTAGAGGAGTATCTTATACTTACTTAAAGGCATTTGTTCAGCTATGTTTTGATCTAGTACAGTGTGGAGCAAGTATTCAAATATCTCAAGACTATTCATCAATGGTAAATTTTGCCCGTTGTAAGTGTCTTGGAGCAAATGTATTAAGAGGACCAGATCAATTACCATGGGATGGTAAGTTAAACTATGATTATCAATTATGGATTGATTCAGATATAGTTTTTAATTCTGAGAAATTCTTCCAGTTAGTTTTAATGGATAAGGATATAGCATCTGGTTGGTATTGTACCGAAGACGGCAAAACTACCTCAGTTGCACATTGGATGGAAGAGGATGATTTTCGTAGCAATGGTGGTGTAATGAATCACGAAACAATCGAAAGTATATCCAAGCGTAAGAAACCGTTTACTGTAGATTATGCAGGTTTCGGATGGTTATTAATTAAGAAAGGTATTTTTGAGCATGATGAAATGAAGTATCCTTGGTTCGCACCGAAGATGCAAGTTTTTGAATCAGGAGAAGTGCAAGATATGTGTGGTGAGGACGTTTCTTTCTGTCTTGATGCGAAGGAAGCCGGTTTTGAGATCTGGTGTGACCCTCGGATACGTGTAGGACATGAGAAAACAAGAGTTATATAATATTCTTATAAAAGATAAGGTAGTATTTTCTGGTCTTTCAGAATATGAAATGTTTGAGAGACTAGAAGACCTATCGATAGAATTCTATCAGACAGGTATACCTGATCCAAGTGATGTAAAAACTGAAATTACAACGGAGTAACTATGGCAAAAGTAAGAACAGGAGTAAGTGGTGATACATTTGTAGAGTCACGTCCTAAAAAATCTCGTCAAGGGAATGGAAAACACTCGAAATACTCGGCAACATCCCGTAACTCGTCTCGTAAAAAATATAGAGGGCAAGGAAGGTAGTCAAAAACCCTAAAAATAACTCAGAAATCGCCTAAAAGGGCGATTTTTTTATGTTTTTTTGTAACTAAAACTTCAAGTATAAATAAATCTAGCAAACTGTTTACTAAATTGAATGAAAACTAGGATATCTAGGTCATTTAAGGATATTAGCTTATCATTTACACCTCATCCAGTCACAAAAGACCTTACAGTTATTAAAGATGCGAATGCAATTAAGAGATCTGTAAGAAATTTAGTGCAAACTATACCCAGAGAACGGTTTTTTAACTCAAATTTGGGGACTGATATAAGGGGTAGTCTTTTTGATTTCTGTGATTTTGGTACTGCATCAGTTATACAGCAACAAATTCAAACTACAATTGAAAATTACGAACCAAGAGTAGATAATTTAAATATTGAAGTATTTCCTAGACCAGATACAAACGAATTTGAGGTAAATATATACTTTGATATTATAGGACAGCAGTTTCCCTCTCAAGCATTCCAGTTCATATTAGAAGCCTCAAGATAATATGCCATTTACTAAATTTTCAAACTTAGATTTTGATCAAATAAAAACGTCGATTAAGGATTATCTACGTTCAAATTCAGATTTTTCTGATTTTGACTTTGAAGGGTCTAATTTTTCGGTTTTAATTGATACTTTAGCATATAATACGTATATAACTGCGGTTAACTCTAATTTAGTTGTTAATGAATCGTTTTTAGACTCTGCAACGGTAAGAGAAAACGTAGTTTCATTAGCAAGAAACATTGGATATGTCCCAAGATCTAAAACTGCAGCAAAAGCAACTATAAGTATTAATAAAATAGAGTCAACAGATACCTCACAACCTTCCTCAGTGACCCTCAAAGCAGGTTTAGTTTGTATTGGTGTAGGTAATAATGTAACATATACTTTCTCAATTCCAGAGGATATAACCACTACTACAACAATAGTATTTGATGGGGATAATCCTATAGGATATAAAGCAAATTTTGATTCAATTGAAGTTTTACAAGGTACATTTTTAAGAAAAACCTTTACAGTTGATGGATCTTTAGATCAAAGATTTATATTAGATAATCCATCTATTGACACTTCAACAATTATTGTTTATGTAAAGGATAAACTTGATGACGCTGATAAAGGAATTCTATTTACTAAAGTAGATAATATTTTAAATATAAAACCATCTTCTACAACATTTTTATTGCAAGAAGTTCAAGATGAAAGGTATGAACTTCTCTTCGGTGATGGTATTTTTGGTAAAAAATTAGAAAATGGTAAAATAATTGATATTAGTTACATTGTTACTGACGGAAAAGATGGTAATGGTCCATCATCATTCTCATTCGCAGGAACTATAGAAACTTCTAATGGATCTACTGCTTCTTTAAGTAGTACTCCAGAGATAACAGTAACTTCAGGTGCTTCTAATGGCGGTGATATTGAGTCTGTAGACTCTATTAAGTATTTTGCCCCTAGATTGTATTCATCACAGTACAGGGCGGTTACAGCAAGGGATTATGAGGCAATAATACAACAAATTTACCCAAATACTGAGAGTGTTTCGGTTGTTGGTGGAGAAGAAATAGATCCACCTCAGTTTGGAACCGTTTTTATTACAATAAAACCTCAAAATGGTGATTTTGTATCTGATTTTGATAAAAATAGGATATTATCAGATTTAAAAAATTATTCTTTAACAGGAATAAATCAAAAAATAATAGATCTTAAAGTTCTTCATGTAGAATTAGAATCCTTTATTTATTATAATTCATCAAAAGTTAATAATATAACTGGATTAAAAACAAATGTAATTAATGGTTTAACAGAATATTCTAAATCAACTGAAATTAATAAATTTGGTGGTAGATTTAAATATAGTAAAGTTTTAAGTGTAATTGACAATATAGAAGATTCTATAACTTCAAATATAACAAGAGTAAGAATTAGAAGAAATTTAAATGCTCTTATTAATCAATTTGCACAATATGAACTTTGTTTTGGTAATCAATTCAATGTTAAACCTGCAGGTTTAAATATTAAGAGTACTGGATTTACAATTTCTGGATTATCATCGACAGTATATCTTTCAGACATACCAAATGCTGATAAAAAGACAGGAATAATTTCTATTGTTAGAAGAGATGTTGTTGATGGTGAAAAAATAATTATTATTGAAAATGCAGGAACTGTTGATTACATAAAAGGTGAAATTAATTTGACTACAATTAATATAACATCAACTGAAAAACCAAATAATATTATAGAGGTTCAAGCATTTCCAGAATCGAATGATGTCATAGGACTTCAGGATTTATATTTAAAATTTAACATATCTGATAGTACGATAAATATGGTTAAGGATACTATTTCATCAGGTGATCAAATATCTGGTGTTGGATATAAGGTTACTTCAAGTTACACAAACGGAGAATTAATACGAGGATAATATGATAGGTACTGGTATTGATAAAAGAGTTAAAGTTCAACAGATAATTGAAAATCAACTTCCAGAGTTTGTTTTATCTGAAAGTCCAAACACTGCAGAGTTTTTAAAACAATATTATATTTCTCAAGAGTATACTGGTGCTCCTATAGATCTAGTAGATAATTTAGATCAGTATATTAAATTAGATAACTTAAATCAAAGTGTTATTTCAGGAATAACAACTTTATCATATAATATTGATTCAACTGTAGGGGTAATTACTGTCAGTTCTAATAATGGAAATCCTTTGGATGGATATCCAAGTGAATATGGTTTATTAAAAATTGGAAATGAAATTATAACATATACAGGAGTAGAAGGAACTAATACTTTTACAGGATGTCAACGTGGATTTAGTGGAATAACATCATATAGAGATATTAATAATCCATCAGAATTAACTTTTTCAGATTCATCTGCATCATCACATGTTAGTGGATCTAATGTACAGAATTTAAGTGTTTTATTTTTACAAGAATTTTATAAAAAATTAAAGAAAACATTTACACCTGGATTAGAAAACTCAGACTTTGTAGAAAATTTAGATGTAAATAATTTTATAAAAGAAGCAAGAACTTTTTATCAATCAAAGGGAACGGAAGAATCATTTAGAATTTTATTTAATGTTTTATATGGAGTAAATCCAAAAGTAATTGATCTTGAAAAATACTTAGTAAAACCATCATCTGCAAAGTATATAAGAAGAGAAAGAATAGTTGCAGAATTAATAGGAGATGGTGATCCTTTAAATTTACAAGGGCAGACAATATTTAGATCAACAGATCCACAAACTACAGCTTCAATTTCTGAAGTTGAAAAATTAACGGGATTAACTTCACTACCCAATTCAAAACAATATTTTAATGTAGATATTTTTGTTGGATATAATGATGAAGAGTTTATAACTGGAACTTTCAATGTAACAGGTAAAACAAAAGTGATTGATCCTGTAAGTATTGGATCATCGGTCATAACCGTTGATTCTACTATTGGTTTTGGTGCTACAGGTACAGTTATTGCTGGTCTTAATACAAATATTACATATACAGATAAAACAGTAAATCAATTTTTAAATTGTAAGGGTATTAATACTGAAAATATAGGTATAGGAACTGATATTATTGTAGATGATTTTATTGTTGGTTATGAAAATGGTGATTTATCAAAAAAAGTTAAACTAAGAGTAACTGGGGTTTTAAAAGAATTTATACCTTCTCCTTTAAATAATAGATTATCGTTAAAGGGTGAAACTATTAAAATTAAAAGTATTGGTGAATTAATTAAAAATCCTTCAGATTTAGATAAAACTAAAAAAGAAATATTTGCAAACTCTTGGATTTATAATACATCTAGTACTTATCAAATTAAGGATGGAATAGAAGGTATAAAAAGTAAATTTGTATTAAAATCTACTATTGATGAATCAAGTTTAAAGAAAGGTGATAAAGTTCAGTTTTTAGAAAAAACTAGTGATTCATTTTCTTTAGGAAAAATTCTTAAAACTTCAAGAATTAAAGACTTATCTTTATCAGAAAATAGTGTAACTTTAGAAGATAGTATAGAAAATTTATTTAGTACTAAGATTTATTCAATTAGAAGGGTTCTTAAAAAGGTATCAGCTGATAATCCCAATCTTATTGAATTTGGAAATGATATACTGACTTCAAATATTCAAAATGTATATAATGAATCTGATGAAAGTTTATATGTGGCAAGTGGTTCTTTACCATCTTATGTAATTAATAATGATATTTCTAAAGTTAGTATTTCTACAGTAACTAAAAATAACACGGTACAAGATTATAATCCAGTAACTCAAAAATATTCAACTATATTATTTGATCAAGTATCAAATATTCCTTTTGTAACAGGTGATAAAGTATTTTATGAACCTGAAGGTAATAGTTTAGTTGGATTAACTTCAGGATTTTATTTTATTAAAAATATAAACGATAATAAAATAAAATTATATAAATCACCTTCATTTATAGATTCTAATTTGTTTATTGAATTTGGTATACCAGCAGATATTAATAAAGCACATTCTTTTATTTTACATGATCATTATAATAAGAAAATTACTTCTCAAAAAATATTAAAAAAATTCCCTATAGAAGTTAATCAAAATTTAGGTAAAAAGATAAAAACAATTCCTGGACCTATAGGAATGTTAAAAGATGGTGTTGAAATTGAAAATGGCAAATCACGTGATAGTATTTTTTATGGACCAATAAGTAATTTTTCATGTGTTGGATTTGGTACCGATTATGATGTTATTAATCCACCTTCAATTAACATAGTTTCCACTGGATCAACAGAAATAACTGAGGCACTTGTTAGTCCTATAATAAGTGGTGATATTGAGGAGATATTAGTTGATCCACAGAATTTTGATATAGAAAGTATAGAATCGTTAAAAATAAGTGGAGGAAATAGTGGAGAAGCTATATTATTACCAATTTTATCAAAAAGAAATAGAGTTTTAGAATTTAGTGGAGTAACAACATCTTTTGGTGGTGGAATTGATACGAATGAAGAAACTATAACATTTTTAAAACCACATGGAATACAAAATGGTCAAGTATTAGTTTATGATCGAAATGAAAACCCACAATTAGGTATTGGAGTATTTAAAGGTAGTAATGTTTCAGATACAGAATTTTTAATTGAGGGTCAACAATATTGGCCTGAAATTATTGGAAATGTTGGTACTAGTTCAACCATCAGACTTTATAGAAATGAAAATGATTATATTAGTGGTATTAATACTATAGGATTTACTGAAATTGCAAAAAATGGTATACATAAATTTAAATTAAGAGATTCAAAAAATTATTTAAGTAAAATTAGGGTTGTACAGTCAGGAAAACCATATTTGAGTAGAAAGGTTTTTGCCAATTCAAATAGTGGAATATCAACAGAAAAATCAATAGTTACATTTAACAATCATGGATTCTCTGATGGTGAAATAGTTGTATATAAACCAACTGTTGGATTAGGATCGACAACTCCAGAATCAATATCTGGTTTAAGTACTACAAGTCAATATAAAATACTTAAAATTGATGATAATAATTTTAGAGTATCTTATGCTGGTGTTGATGGAACAGATAATAGTGATTTTTTAAGTCGAAAATATATTAATTTTAAAACTAAGGGAACTGGATATCAACTATTTCAATATCCTGATATTCAAATAGTTGCAAATGTTTCATATTCTGTTCCTACATCAGAAAAGTTAATATTAACTCCAGTTATTAAAGGTAAAATAGTAGATACATCTTTATATCAAAAAGGATCTAGATATGGGGATAAAAATATTATTAATTATGAAAATAAACCTGATATTGTTATTAAAAATGGATTAACAAGAACTGGCAAAAATATAACTCCTGCTTTAAGTGTTATATTAGATAATGGAATAATAACTAATATTAATATTCAAGATGGTGGTGCTGAATACTACTCTACACCAGATTTAGAAGTTATTGGAGATGGATTTGGTGCTAAGTTAAGACCAGTTATTGATAGAGATGAAAAATCAGAAACATATTTAAAAATTATTGATGTTATTATCATAAATGGTGGATTTGGTTATACCTTTAATAAAACAAGAATTAATGTAGTTCCAAGAGGAAAAAATGCAGTATTTAGTATATCAATTAATGAATTAAATATATGTAATATTCAAACAAATTCTCCATACATTGCAAAATATACTGATAAACAATTAATTGCTTCTAATAATGGATTAAAGTATTCAGTTGTTGGATATTCCACCCAAATTGGAGAAAGTCAATTTGGACAGATAAGTGGTAAACATTCACCAATAATTGGATGGGCATATGATGGTAATCCAATTTACGGACCATTTGGACATTCTGATCCATTGGATTCTGATTCTGATATAAAAATACTAAAACCAGGATATTCTTTAAATTCTACAATTGAAAATAGAACAGATTTAGATTTTCCACTTGGATTCTTTGTAGATGATTTTTCATATACACCAACATCTACGACAGATTTAGATGAGCATAATGGTAGATTTGGTAAAACTCCAGAATATCCTGATGGAATTTATGCATATTTTGCAACTATAGATGATAGTGTTTTTCCTTCAATTCCAAAATTTCCATATTTTATAGGTGATTCTTACAAATCAATACCAAACACTTTAGATTCTACTGGTAGAATAACACAATCATTTGATTTCAATAATTCAAATTTAGTTAGAAATACTTTTCCATATAAATTATCAGATAAATTTGCAGATAATGATTTTATTATTGAATCTGATGAGTTATTATCTCAAAAAACAATAGTTACTTCAGTATCTGAAGGTGAAGTAGAATCTTTAGATATTATTAAATCTGGAGATAATTATAAAATAGGTGATACTGTAACTTTTGATAATACTGGTGTAGATGGAAGTGGAGTAAGTGCTTTTATATCTGAATTAAAGGGTAAAAGTATATTAAAAATTGATACTTCATATGAATCTTTAAATAATGTATCCTTTATTAGAAAAAACCAAAATACAATTTCAGTTTTTGTTCCAGATACTCATGATTTATCTATTGGAAATAATTTAGAAATATCTGGATTAACAACAGATATTTCTTCTGTAAATGGGATTCCTTTATTTGGAAATCAAGTAATATCAAATATTCCAACTGAAAGTACTGTTTTATATAAAGAAGTTCCTTCAAATACCACTGTAGGTATAGTTCAAGATATTTTTGTAGATAGAACAAATGTTATTTCTGTTGGAAGTAGTATAGGTATTGGAACTGAAAAGTTATTAGTTCTCAATAAATTTGATGATAGAAATATTTTAAGAGTTAAGAGGGGTATAACTGGGACTGCACATACATTATCTTCAAAAGTAGAATTAATTCCTAGTTTCTTTGATTTAAACTTTAAATCTACTTCATTTGATTCTAAATTAGATGATATAGTTTATTTTAATCCTAGACAATCTATAGGAATAGCAACTACAGTTGGTATATCTTCATCAATAACTGTGTCTGTTGGTGATACTTCACGACAAGTATCTGTCATGGCACAAAGTATATACTTACCAAATCATCCATTTAAAACTGGGCAACCAATTACGTTTAAAAAACCACCTTCTGGAGGTTTATCTATTTCAGTTTCTAGAGATGGATCAGTAAGTCAGCAATTTAGTTTACCGTTATCAGGAAATAGTCAAACTGTATTTGCTATTAATAAATCTAAAGATTATATTGGAATTGTAACTCAAGTGGGTTTAACAACAACTAATGGATTATTTTTCAGATCTAATGGAGATAATGATTTTGAATATGCATTTGAATCTAATTTTACTCAAGTAACTGGAAATTTAGAAAGAATAAATTCAAAAGTTACTTTAACAACATCTCATAATTTATCTGTAGGAGATATTATTAGTTTAGATATAAAACCAAATCAATCTGTTGGTATTGGTACATCTACTAGTGTAAGAGTTAAATATAGTTCTTTAATTGATAGTTTACTAATAAATGAAAGAAGTTTTGGTTCTAGTGGAATTAATACATCTACGAATATAATAACTTTAAATTCTCATGGATTTAAAACAGGAGATAAAGTTTATTATGATGCTGCAACTGTGTCTAGTGGATTAGAAACTGGGGGTTACTTTGTTTATAAGATTGATGATAATAAAATAAAATTAGCAGAAACTTTAAAAGATTCATCTATCATACCTCCAAAAATTGTAAATTTACAATCAGTTGGTGCAACACATACATTATCTTTAATTAATCCTCCGATTTCTATTGTAAAAAATAATAATTTAGTATTTGATATTTCGGATTCTTCATTATCTGGATTAGATTTTAAAATATATCAGGATAGTAATTTTAACAATACTTTTGTTTCTGCAGGAACAACAACTATTATAGTTTCTACTTCTGGAACGATTGGAGTTACACCTACAGCTTCTTTAACAATAAATTATTCTTCAAATTCTCCAGATAATTTATTTTATAATGTCGAAAAATCAGGTTTTATAAGCACGTCTGATATTGATGTTGTTAATGGATCTAAAATATCTTATGAAGCAAGTAAATATAATAATAATTATTCGATTGTTGGAAAGGGAACAACTACATTTGATATTAGATTAAGTAAAAAACCAGAAAATTTATTGTATAATGTAGATAATACAGAATCTTTAAATTATTCAACTACTTCAAAGAATGAAAAAGGACCTATTAATAAAGTAGATTTAACTTTTGGAGGAAATGGTTATAAATCAATGCCAAAATTTGTAAGTGTTGCTTCTACTACTGGTTCTAATGCTAAAATTTTACCCAATTCAAAAAATAGTAATAAAATTAAAACTACCGAAATAGTTAATGTTGGTTTTGAATATGCATCAGATAAAACATTAAAACCAATAGCTGATATTTCTCCTGTAATAACTATAAAAAATTCAGATAAAATTGTATTAGTAGATGTTTCTTTTGGTGGAAACCATTATTTAACTGCACCTACTTTGGTTGTTTTAGATACTGAATCAAATGAAGTTTTAAATACTGGGTTTTTAGATGCTAAATTAAATCAAGAAACTCAGTCAATTAGTAATGTTGAAATTATATCTACACCACAAGGAATTGGAGAATGTCAGATATTCGCACAAGATAATACAAACGGAATTTCAATAACCAATATTGCAATTGGAGGAACTATTATAACAAATCAAAATAGTGGAATAGTAACCTTCACATTAGGAACTCCTATTTTAGGATTTTCTGAAGCACCATTTGCAGTTGGAGACACTGTATTTATTGAAAATGTTGAAAATGAATATGGAAATACTTTTAATTCACCAAATAATGAATATAAATTTTATCCAGTAACCAGAATTATTGGAGGAACTAATCCAAATCCATTTAAATTTGAAATTAATTTAAATGGATTAGTAACAAATCCAGGATTAGCTAAAACTCTTCAAACATATGCTTCTGTAGTTAATTTTAAAAATTATCCAAAATTTAATATTACCACAGATCTTTCACCATTTAGTATTGGTGAAAATCTTCTAGTTTCTAGAAATAATCAACCATTTGAAGAAGTTGATCTTATTTTAGACAGAAAATCAAATAATTATATAAAAGTTTTAGGTCGATATGATTTAAGAGTTGGTGATAAAATACAAGGTGTATTTACTGGATCTATAGCTACAGTTAATACTTTATTAGAAAATAAGGGTGATTATACTGTAGACTTTTCTTCATCTATAATTAAAGGTTGGTCTGATGATGTTGGAAAGTTAAATGAAGATTATCAAGTATTACCAGATAATGATTATTATCAAAATTTATCATATACCATTCAGAGTCCAATTGAATATAAAAAATTAGTAAGTCCTGTAAATAAATTATTACATACAACTGGTCTTAAAAACTTTGCTGATGTTGGAATATCTTCATCAGTTGATGCTGGTACACAAAATTCTATTGATGCATCTACAATTATAAGAGATTTAACATCTGAAAATAGAGTTGATGCAATAGATAATTTTGATTTAGTAAGAGATATTGATATTATAGAGAATCCTAAAAGATCTAAATTTATTAATTTTCAAAATAAAAAACTTGCCGATTATTTTGAATGTAGTACTAATAGGGTAATACAAATAGATGATATTAGCACTTTATTTTCAGACTCTACTAATAATATAAAATTAGATGGAACTTTATCAATTACAGATTCTTTTAATAGATTTTTGATTCAAACTAGAGTTCCTAATGCTGGAATAACACAAAATACAAATACACTTCAAGTTACAGAATTAATAACATCTGTAGATTTTATTAATAAAAATATCTATACAATTGAAAAAAGTTCTATTAATGATGAGAATAAATTAGTAGATATTATTGGAAATAAAGATACGAATGATAATTATAATTTACAATTTAATCCAGTTGATGTTTATAATAAAAATTTAGATATTAAAATTCTTGGTGATAATTTTATATCAGGAGTTGGTATTGGAACAACTAATATTGGATTTGTCAATTTAACAGGAAAAAATGTTAATATTTCTCCTTCTACTACTTCAACTATAATATCTTCTGGTATTGGTACTATAGAATCTTATTTTGCTACTATTTCTATAATTGATGATACTGCAAATGAAAATAATATAGTGGAACTTTATGTGACACATGATGAAACTAATTCATATATATCTAATTATTCCTTAGAATCTAATACAGGAAATGCAATAGGAACATTTACATCAGATATTAATTCTGGAATTTTATCTTTAAAATATGAAAATGATAGACTAAATCAAGTTTCTGTTAGATCTAAAATCGTTGGTTTTGGAACAACTGCATCTGGTATTGGAACATATAGATTCAACATAGATGGTCAACCTGATGGGTCTGAGAATTCTGCTAGATTGGAATCTAAATTTGTAAGTATAGGATCTACTTCCACTATATGCGGATTTACTTCATCTAAGGATACAACAGTTAAAAGTATTATTAAAGTTTCAATAGGAAATACTAGTGCTCTTCATCAGATTTTAATGGCACATGATGGAGATAATAGTTTTATTACACAATATCCATTCATATCTATTGGGACGGAATTAGGAATTGGAACTTTTTCTACAGAACTTAATGGATCTAATTTTAATTTAAAATTCCACCCAGACTCTGATTTTATAGGAGTTGGTAATTTACAAGTCCAGTCATATAATGAAGTTCTTAATACTGATTTAGATTTAATAAATGTAGCACCTAGTTTAACTTATGGTAAATCATCAAAAACAATATCACTTTTACAATTCGATTCTATAAATGGTGATAGATCTAATGTTGGATTTTTTAAATTAAAAAATAATAATAATCTTATATTTGCTAATTATTTTAATCCAGTAAATGATGTTAATTTAGCAACTGGAGAATTTATTATTAAAAATAATTTCTTTAATAGAAATGAAAGATTAATATATTCACCTGGTTCATCAATAGATGGTGTCGGTATTTCTTCATTAGTAATGTCTAATGGAAATCCTTTACCTAGTGAAGTTTATGTTTCTCTTCCTTCAGGAACAACTAATTCAAATACATTTAAATTATCAACAACTAGAGGAGGAACTGCTATTACATTTAATAGTGTAGGAGTTGGAAATAGACATAAGTTGGAGATGTTTAAGAAAAATGAAAAAACTTTAATTACACTCGATAATGTTATTCAATCACCATTATCATATACACCTATAACAACTACTTTAGATAATAATGTTAATAATCAAGTTTCAATTTCAACTTCTATAATATCTTTATCTGGAATTACAACAATTGTAGTTAATGATATTTTAAAAATAGATGAAGAATATATAAAAGTTAATAATGTTGGTTTTGGAACTACTAATGTTGGTCCAATATCTAATACTGGATCTTTAAAATTGTTAGATGTTACAAGGGCATCTGTTGGATCTACAGCAACTACTCATAGTGATGGTTCTACTGTTAGATTATTTAAAGGTTCATATAACATAGTTGCAGAAAATATATTTTTTACAGATCCACCTAGAGGAACTAATATTAATGAGAAAGACGAGTCTAATCGTGATCGTGGTAGAGCAAGTTTTACTGGTAGAGTATATCTAAGACAGAATTATTCATCTAATGCTATTTTTGATGACGTGTCTCATGAATTTACAGGTATAGCACAAACATTCAGAACTTCGATATCTGGGGTAAATACAACTGGTCTTACAACTGGTAGTAGTTTCTTAACAATTAATGGTATATTCCAAAGACCAACAACAGAAATGAATCCATTAAATAATTATGATTTTAGTGAGTCTGCTGGAATAACAAGTTTTGTATTTAGTGGAATTTCTTCTGTAAATGGAACCCAAATAATTAGTGAGTCTGATGTTAATCAAAATCAATTACCTAGATCTGGACAAATTATATCAATTGGATATTCTGGTGGATTAGGATATGCACCTTTAGCTGGAGCTTCTGTAACTGCAGTTACTAATTCCAATGGAACTATAACTTCTATTGGAGGTGGATCTGAAGATGATCATGGTTCTGGATATGATTCTGGTATAAGTACATCAGGAAATGGTGTTATTAAAATTGATGTAATTGATGAAGCATATAATCATAGATTTAAAAGTTCTAACACTAATTCTATAACTGTCAAAAATGGTGGAATAGGAGTAGATACTACATTTACACCCACTGATGCTCCTTATACATCATCAACTGGTATTGTAACCTTTACAAAGAATAATCATGGTCTTATTACCTCAGATTCACATACAGCAACTACAGGAACTATATATGATCCAAATGTTGGTATTTTAACAGTAAAACTTAATTCAACACCTTCACCTACATTAGCAAATGGTCAATTAGTAAGATTTGATAATAATTCTCTTACATTTACATGTGCAAAAGATCTTCATAAGAGTAATCACACATATCCTAGAGCAACAGATCCTGTAGGTGGTAAATGGTTACCGATATCTAATGTAACTGGAGGTGATCAATTTGAAATTAATGTACTTGAGACCATTCCATCATCAAATATAGGTATTCATACATTTGTAACTGCTTCCCCTAATGGTGTTAAAAGATCTGCTAATACAATTCGTATAGCAACAGATTCTTTAGTATATACTTGCGATAAAGATGCACATAAAACTGATCACACATATCCACGTTCAACAGACCCAGCTTACAATACAGATTTAAATATTCTTGAAGCAACTGATAATTATTTTAAAGTTGGTGTTGGAACTGGTGGCGGAGCTGGTACTGGTGCAAATGTAACTGCAACTGTTGGTATTGGTGGAACTTTAATATTCTCTGTTGTTTCTGGTGGAACTGGATATATTAATCCAGTTGTAATATCACCATCTCCAAGGTATGAAAATTTACCAATAACAGGAATTTCAAGAGTTGGTCTTGGTGCTACAACAGATACTGGAACTGGATTATTATTGACTATTGATGTTGGAGGTAGTAATACAACTGGTATTGGATCTACTTTATTTGAAGTAAAATCTTTTGATGTTACTAGAAGTGGATATGGATTTAGAAAGGGTGATAAGTTTAAACCTGTAGGATTAGTCACCGATAAGTCATTATCATCACCATTATCAGAGATTGAATTTACAGTAAATGAGGTATTTACAGATACTTTCTGCTCTTGGAATGTTGGTGAATTTGATTACATTGATTCTATTGCATCTCTTCAGGATGGAGTTAGAACAGTGTTCCCGTTAAATTATAATGGACAATTAGTGTCATTTGAATCTAAATCTGGAGCATCTCTTGACATGAAATCATTATTATTAATATTCGTTAATGGTGTTTTACAAAATCCAGGAGAATCTTATATTTTTGATGGTGGAACTAGAATTCAATTTACTGAAGCAATTGATCCTAAAGATGATGTAGCTATTTTCTTCTACAAAGGAGAAAATGATGTTGACGTTACTTACGTAAATATTAAAGAATCTATTAAAAATGGCGATCAACTTCAAATATTGAAGAGTAATAATATTTCTTCAGTAGATCAAAATATAAGAACGATATCTGGAATAGCAACTGCAGATACTGTTGAAACTGAATTATATTATTCTCAAGGTATTGATGATGTTAATTTTAAACCTGTTAGATGGATTAAACAAAAATCTGATAAGGTTGTAGATGGAGAATTAATTACTAAAATTAGACCTTTAATAGAACCATTGGTATTTCCTGATGCAAAAATTATTAAAGATGTGGCATCTGGAGATTCTACAATTTATCTTGATAGTATTAATAATTTCTTTTCTTATGACAGTCCTACAAAAATAGGTGCTTTAGTTATTGATGATTCGATTACTAGACAATCTGCTTCTCTGAGTGCTGTTGTGTCTGCTGCTGGTACTGTTAGTTCTATTTCAATTATTGATGGTGGTTTAGGTTATGTTGGAGCGACAACATCCATTTCAATTGGTATTCCTACTACAGGTATTATTGTAAATACTGCAACAGCAACAGGTAATATAACAAATGGTATTATGACTTCAGTAACAGTAGTAAATCCTGGTATTGGATATACTAGTTCTTCTGTTCCTAATGTTATAGCACCAGTACCAGTAACACCATCTGAAGAAATTAGTGGATTTACTGCTGCTACTGGATTCTCTGGTATTATAACAGGAATAACAGTTCTTAGTAGTTCAACTATTAAATTCTTCCTTGAAAAAGAATCAGGAACATTTAGTGGTTTGGCAAATGGAGATCCTGTTTGTATATTTGACACTTCTGTTGGTTCTGGAGCAACATCTACTATAATATCATCAGGTGCACCTGTAGGCGTTGGAACAACATTCTTTGATAACATTTACATTGTTAGTTCTTTAAGTTCAAGTAGTAATTTGGGTGAATTTGTTGCAGGAGTAACAACAGATGCATCAATTGTGGGTATTGCTACAGAGAATACTATTTGTGGCAGATTCTCTTGGGGTAAGTTAACTGGTGGTACAAGATCATTAACAAATCCCCTCACAATTACAGTATCTGGTAAAACTGTTAATTCTGGATTAACAACTTTCCCTAGACTTCAAAGAAGATCTTCTGGACTTAGAGAAACGGGTGCTATAAAGGATTCAACTTAATATAGTATAAATAAAGAAAAAAAGTCTATAGAAAATGTCGGCAATTGTAACAGACCAATTTAGAATTAATAACGCAGGTAATTTTTTAGGAGATGTAAATAATTCTGAAAACTCTTATTATGTGTTTGTAGGATTATCAAATCCCTCTGCTGCGGTTAGATCCTCAGTAGCTTTTGGTAGAAATGCTACTGATCCAGAATGGAATAATGAAACTGATAGAAAAAAACCAATAGATAATTTTAATTACTTAAATCATACTAAAGATACTATGATTTTTGGTAAAAAAATTACAGCAGATAATGTTAGAAGAGTCATAAGAAAAGTTCAATGGACTAAAGAAACTAGATATGATATGTATCGTCATGACTATTCTAATGATAATCAAGCACCAAATGGTAAAACTGCTAGATTGTATGATACTAATTATTATGTGATTAATAAAGATTTTAATGTTTATATTTGTATTAACAATGGATCATCTGGTATTAATACCACAGGAGAACGTTCTTTAAATGAACCAACTTTAACTGGATTAGAACCATTCAGAGCAACTGGTTCTAGTGATGATGGATATCTTTGGAAGTATTTGTTTACTGTTCCTCCAAGTGATATCATAAAATTTGATGCAACAGAGTATATACCATTGCCAAATAATTGGTCATCTTCTGATGATGCTAATATATCTAATGTAAGAGATAATGGAAACTCTGATATTAATAATAATCAAATTAAAACAATTTATGTGGATAAAAGTGGATCTGGTTATCAAAGAAATAGTGGTGTTGGGCAAGAATGTAATATTGTTGGAGATGGTTCTGGTGGAAAGGCTATCGTAACTGTGGGAACTGATACTAAAATTAGTGATGTTCAGGTATCGGTTGGTGGTAAAGGATATACTTACGGTCTTGTTGATTTAACACCTCTTAAGTCGGAAAATCCTAGTGCAAAGTTAATTCCTATTATTCCACCATCAAAAGGTCATGGATATAATATTTACAAAGAATTGGGTGCAGATAGAGTTTTAGTTTATGCAAGATTTGATGACTCTACTAAAGATTTTCCAATTGATACTAAATTTGCACAGATAGGAATTGTTAAAAATCCAACATCAATTGGATCTACACAAATTTTCCAGCAAAATCAATATTCTTCAGTTTCTTCTTTATATTTGAATGAATTTCCTATTAGTGGTATTAAAATTGGTGATTTAATTACTCAAGATGTAAAAAATGATTCTGGTACTGTAATTGGTCAAGTAAGAGGGTATGTTTCTTCGTTTGATATTATATCAAGTGATGAAAATAATAAAGTTGGTGTTTTAAAATATTATAGAGATAGGTCTTTATATTTTAACACTACAACAGGTGATCAGAGTGATACTACAGATATTGATGATCTTGCTGGTAGCAATGGTCAGATTTATGATTTTACCAATAATTTAGATTTAAAATTCACTGATGGTTCCACTAATATTACTGGTGTAAAAATAGATAGTAATTTTAGTGGAATAACTACAAATCCTACAGGAACTAAAATTATAGATCTTGGGGTTGAATTTAAAAATGGGTTAGCACAATCTGAGATAAATAATCAGTCGGGTGATATTATCTACTTGGATAATAGGCAATTAATTACTAGAGATAGTAGACAAAAAGAAGACATCAAAGTTATACTAGAGTTCTAAAACATGTCACAAAAAACTAATTTAAATATAAGTCCTTATTATGACGATTTCAATAAGGACAATAATTTTTATAAAGTATTGTTTAGGCCAGGTAGACCTGTTCAAGCTAGAGAATTATCAACTCTTCAATCAATACTTCAAAATCAAGTAGAGTCTTTTGGGTCACATGTATTTAAGGAAGGATCTATGGTCATTCCTGGTAGTGTTTTCTTTGACGATTCGTATTTTTCAGTAAAGGTAGAGTCTGAAAATCTTGGTCTTCCAATATCTCTTTATTCCACTAATCTTATAGGTAAAAAATTAAAAGGGCAAAATTCTGGTGTAGAAATTCAAGTTAATGATGTAAAATTTCCAACAGATTCTGCAGATATTACAAATCCAACTTTGTTTATTAAATATCTTACAGGAAATGATAATAAAGAAATATCTAATTTAACAGATGGTGAACCTTTAATTGCGTTAGAAGATATAGTTTATGGTAATACTACTATATCTACTGGAGAAAGTGTTGTTTCATTGATACCTTTAAACGCCTCTGCGACGGGTAGTGCTGTGAAAATGAAGTCTGGTGTATACTTCATAAGAGGAACGTTTGTAGACGTTTCTAGCGACATTATAATATTAGATCCATATTCAAATCAACCATCTTATAGAGTTGGTTTGAATATATTAGAATCTATTATTACTGCAAAAGATGATTCTTCATTATATGATAATGCTAAGGGATTTTCTAATTTTGCAGCACCTGGTGCTGATAGACTTAAAATAACTGCAACTTTAGCAAAGAAATCCTTAGATGATATTAATAATTCTAATTTTGTTGAATTAATTAAATTAAGAAAAGGTGAACTTAAGAAACTGCAAGATTTCTCGGTATATAATGAATTAGAAAAATATTTGGCTGCTAGAACATATGAAGAGTCTGGAAATTATTCTATTGATAATTTTAAAATTAATATTTCAGAATCTCTTGATAATAGACTTTCAAATGGTGGCATTTTCAAATCAAATGAAATTACTGAAGATGGAAATACTCCATCGGATGATTTAGCTTGTGTAGAGATAAGTGCAGGTAAAGCATATGTTAAAGGATTTCGTATTAATGAACCTGGAACTTCAATCATAGATTTTGATAAACCGAGAGATACTAATAGTGTAAATACGGCATTAGTTCCATTTGATATGGGAACTTTAATTCGTGTTAATAACGTATCAGGAACACCTGCCATAGGTACAAATATTGCAGCAAACACAGTTTCTCTTTATTCTAGAAGAAAAACTGCTAGTGTAGCAGATGCACCACCTGCAGGTGGATTTGAGATAGGAAAGGCAAGAGTATATTCGTTTGGATTAAGAAATACACCATATGTTGATAATGCTAGTCAATGGAACTTACATTTATTTGATGTTCAGACATACACATATCTAACATTAAATACTGCATTAACTGCAGAAATTACTTCTTTTGTTAGAGGTGCTAGTAGTGGTGCCACAGGATTTATTAATAATCCAGTTTCTGCAACAACTCAAATAATTCTTTCACAAACTTCTGGATCATTTATTCCTGGTGAAAAAATAATTATTAATGAATTGGAAGAATCAACCAGAACTATAACATCATTACGACAATATACCTTTGAAGATATAAAATCTGTATATCAAAATACAAATGGAATATCTGGTGGAATAACTGGTTTTATCGATTTTAGTGCTGATACTGTATTAGAAACCACTAGAATATCATCACTTCCATCTACCAATGATGCTATTATCACAACCAGTGGTGCTTCAAATGGTTTTTCAACTGGAACAATAGTATCACCAGGAAATGCATTTACTGGTATAAAAACAGATTCAATTATTCAGTATCAGGTTGGTGGTAGAAGCGATGTAACATTTACTAGAGTTTCTGATATTAGTCCAGATTTAAAAACTTTAACTGTTGTTGGAGTTGCAACTGTTTCTGGTATAAATGAAGGTGAAATTGGTAGTGGGGGAACGGGTATCTCTACAACATCTACATTATCTTTAGCATCCCCAGTTGTTGTAGATAAAGAAAATACTGGATTATATGCCAAGTTAGATCGCAGTAATATATCTGAAGTTAATTTATCAAATTCTACATTATCAGTTTCTAATCAAACTAATGAGTTTACATTATCTTCTAATTCTTTCACAAGGTCAATTACTGATCTAAAAACTGGAATAACAAGTGCATATTACAGTAACTTTGATACACAAAAGTATTCATTAATTTATGATGATGGTACTGTAGAATCATTAACAAGAGATCAGTTTAAATTATTAGACGCTAGTTCAAGGGTTCAATTTAGTGGACTATCAAGGAGTAGTGGAGATGCGGTTCTCAATGTAACTGTAGAAAAACAAGGAATTACAAATAAAACTAAACAGTACATAAGAAGTAATCAAATAGTTATTAATAAAACTAATTCAGGTGTATCAACCACAACAAATGGTTTAACTTCTAATCCTTATTATGGATTAAGAATAGAAGATAGAGAAATATCATTAAATGTTCCAGATGTTGCAAATGTAATTGCAGTGTTAGAATCTAAGGATAGTAACAATCCAACTCTTGATAAGATAACAACCGTATCTGGATTATCTTTAAATATAAATTCTGTTGTTGGTGAAAAAGTTATTGGTACTGAGAGTGGAGCAGTTGCTCAGATAGTTAATAGGGTAGATGATGCAAATGTTGAGGTTGTTTATTTTACAAATATTCGATTTACTTTAGGTGAGTTAATAACATTCCAAGAATCAAATATTAAAACTACTGTTCAGTCAATAACACTTGGAAATAATGTAAATATTACTGAGAGATATTCTTTAGATAAAGGACAAAGAGAACAGTTTTATGATTATTCTAGAATAGTTAGAAAGAGAAATGCCACTCCTCCTGATAGGAGAGTTTTAGTAGTTTATGATTCATATGAAGTTCCTACTACAGATTCTGGTGATTTATTTACTGTAAATTCTTATGATAAAGACAGATTTAGTCATGATATACCATTATTGTCTAACAATGTAAGAGCAACGGATGTTCTTGATTTTAGACCAAGAGTTAGTGAATATGTTGGGGTTTCTTCTTCACCATTTGCATTTACATCTAGAAGTTTTTCTGGAAATGGAGCAACATCATCACTTGTAGTTTCTCCAGAAGGAGATTCTGTATTAGGATATAGTTACTATCTACCAAGAATTGATAAATTAATTTTATCAGCTGGAAAAGATTATGAAGGTGATTTTGGTGTTATAAAGGGAGTATCATCTCTAACACCAAAAGCACCAGAATTAATTGATGGTTCAATGCATCTTGCAACTATTGAACTTCCAGCATATCTTTATAATGCAAATGATGCAAAAATCACTCTAGTAGATAATAAAAGATATACTATGAGAGATATTGGAAAATTAGAAGATAGAATAGAAAATTTAGAAGTAATAACAAGTTTAAGTTTACTCGAACTAGATACAAAAACATTACAGGTTAAGGATATAACAGGTGATAGATTTAAATCTGGATTCTTTGTAGATGATTTCAGGGATAATCAGCGTCTTGATTTAGAAAATCAGGATAACACTGTTAATATTGATAGAAATAATCAAGAAATGATTGTTCCTACTGATGTTTATAGTATAAAACCTTTATTGGGGGTATCTGAAAGTGTTGATATAACTTCTGCTGATTTTTCACAGAATTTACCCTTATTAGATGCAAATATTCAAAAAACTGGAGATTTAATTACTTTAGCATATACTGAAGTTAAATCTGATATTGGTAATCCTCAAGCAAGTAGAGTTGAAAATATCAATCCATATGAAGTTGTTGTTCGTAATGGACAAATAATATTAGATCCTAGTCAAGATAATTGGTCAAGAGATATAGAGATTGATGGTGGAACATTTACTCGTGAAGGAGATAATGAAGGAACAGTAGTTGAGACAATACAAACAGGATCAATACCAATAGAATTTATTAGATCAAGGAATGTTGGATTTTCCGCATACTCATTAACACCAGGTGTTAGACATTATCCATTCTTTGAAGGAAGAAGTGGTATTGATATAGTTCCAAAATTAATTGAAATTAGCATGGTTTCTGGAACTTTCAGTATAGGTGAAACTATTACAGGTTCTATCGGAGATGATGGTGCTCAATTAATTTCATTTAGAACTGCTCAACCAAATCATAAAGTTGGAACATATGATGAACCTACTTCAGAATTTCCAAGTAATCCATATGATACATCATTAACACTAGGAACTGCTTACACAGAATCATCTACAGTTTTGAATGTAGATATTGCATCGTTAACAGAAGAAGCTCAAGGTAATTTCTTTGGTAGAATTGCAACTGGAATGAGACTTGTTGGTAGAACTAGTGGTGCTATAGCAACAATATCAGATATTAGATTAATACCAGATGATCATGGAGCATTATATGGATCATTCTTCTTTAGAGATCCAACAGTTTCTCCACCACCACCTTTAAGATTCACTAATGGATTAAACACATTTAGAATAACCTCAGATGTAAACAATGCTAATCCATTACCAGGTGATGAGGCAAGTATAACTCGTGGAGATGCTGCATATTCTACTTCAGGAACAATAAACCAATTTACTTCAACTACGACTATAACTCGTCGTCCACCACCACCAGTTAATGAAGGTGATCCATTAGCACAGTCATTTACTGTAGATGAGACAGGAATGTTCTTATCATCTCTTGATTTATTCTTTGCTAGTAAAGATGATAATATACCATTAACTGTTCAAATAAGAACCATGGAGTTAGGAACTCCAACAGGTCAAGTAGTTAGTGATTTTGCACAAGTTATATTAGATCCAACAACAACAGATTCTAGTGGAACTTCAATTATAAAAACTTCTACAGATGCCTCATTACCAACTAGAGTTACTTTCCCATCTCCTGTTTATTTGGAACCAGATACGGAGTATGCGATATGTATTTTATCACCAGCGACAATAAAATATAAAGTTTGGATTTCTCAAATGAGTGAGGAAACTATTGAAAGTCAAATTCTTAGTGTAGATCCAGGTGAAAAAAATATAGTTCAAAAACAATATCTAGGAGGAAGTTTATTTAAATCTCAAAACGGAACAATTTGGACAGCGACTCAAACTCAAGATTTGAAATTTAATCTTTATAAATGTTCTTTCACAACCGAACCTGGTTCACTTACTTTATTTAATTCTGATTTATCAACAAACAATAAAATTAACTTTAGATTGCAGGATAATTCAATAAAATCTTATCCAAGGAAATTAAAAGTTGGTATTGATACTACTAGTACTTTAAATAACACTATAACTGTAGGAACAAAGGTTAGTGCATCAAATGTTTCTCCATATACAAACTCTACAGATGCAAAAGGATTTGTAGAAAAGATTGGTGGTCCTATAGTACCAAATACAGGTATAAGCACCAATGTAATTGGAGTTGGTTATACTAATACAGGTTCACCATATTCAAATGTTAATTTATATTCTATTACTGGTGATGGATCAGGAGCAACAGCAACTGTGATAGTTAATGCATCAGGTTCAATCTCCAATGTTTCTATTGCTGCGACAGGTAATGGATATGCTGTTGGTGATGTTTTAGGAATTACTACAGCAGATGTAGGAAATGCTGGTGCTGGTTATGAAGTAACAGTTGCAACTACTTTTGGAATGGATACATTATTCCTTACTAATGTTCAAGGTGAAAAATTCAATAATGGTCGTAAGTTAGTATATTATAGTGATATTGCAGCAGGAACTATACTATCTGCTGGTGGACCTGAAATAAGGGGTGACTCAACAGTTAATGGTGATTTATATAATGGAAATATTATGGAGATTAGTAATTTTAATCATTCAATGAAATCTGATCAACATGTTATTGAAATTAATAATGTTTCTCCAGATACTATTCCAGAACTTTTAACAGCAGATCTTAGTGCAACTGATAGTACAATTTCTATTGCAAGCACAGTGCCATTTGCTACATTTGAAGGAATATCTACCAATAGGGGTTATGTTCAAATAGGGCAAGAGATAATATTCTATGACGGAATAGGAATTGATAGTTTAAGTATTGGTACTAGAGGTATTAGTAATACTCCAATTGATAATCATACAATAGGCGATCAAGCATTTAAATATGAATTTAATGGTATTTCTTTAACTGGAATTAATACTAATCATAGTATGCCAACAAATTCCACTTTACAAGATTTAAAAAATATTAATTCATATTTCTTAGAAATTCCTAGAGGATCTGGAAGACCTAATTTACTTGATAGGTCAACTGGTGTAAACCAAATAAGTTTCACTAATGAAAAATTTGGTGGTGGTAGTTTAATAGTTGGATCTCAAAATTTCCAATATGATAATTTTATTCCATCATTTAATGTATTTACACCTGCAGTATCGACTAAAATATCATCTCAATTGAGATCTATTTCTGGAACAAGTGAGGGTGGATCTGAGATATCTTTTGTAGATCAAGGATATGAAAATGTTGAATTTAATCAATTTAATGAGTTATCTTCTCCTAGACTTTTATGCTCTAAAGTCAATGAAAATGCAAAATTAACAAATTTACCTAGAAATAAATCAGTAACTTTATTAAGTAAATTTACTACTTCAGATAGTAATCTATCACCAGTTTTAGATACTATGAGTGGTTCGTTTAAATTTGTAAGAAATAGATTAAACAATCCAATATCTGATTATGCAACTGACTCTAGATCTAATAGATTATCTGGTGATCCTCATGCAGCATGTTATATTTCACAAAAAGTTGATTTAAAACAAGCATCTACAGGATTAAAAGTATTGGTTGCTGCTTATAGAGATTCAACAGCAGACTTTAGAGTATTGTATAGGTTATTTAAAACCGATTCAAGTGAAGTGGAACAATCTTATGAATTGTTCCCTGGTTATGATAATTTAAAGGATGTTGGTATCGATAAGATAATTGTTGATCCAAAATTGAATAGTGGAAGACCAGATACTCTCGTTCCTGCAAGTGTGGAAAATGAATTTAGAGAATATGAATTTACAATTGATAACTTAGATGAATTTGTAGGTTTCCAAATTAAGATTGTAATTAGTGGAACTAATGAAGCAACTCCTCCAAGATTTAAAGATCTAAGAGCAATTGCTTTAGCATAATGATACCTGTTCAAGGACATAAACATCTTTATAGAGATGAAAACTCTGGTGCTATTGTGAATAACGATTCTCAAGGTTATTCACAATATATTGCAATGAGAAATAAGAAAATAACTGAAGAGCAAGAACTTAAAAAGTTACGATCTGATATTGATGAAATTAAATCTCTTTTGAAAGAAGTATTGAATAAAACTTGAACCATATAAATATTTAAAATAATATTGATTACTAATAATGGCAGTATATGTATCCAATATAGTGATTGAACAAGGTTTTGACTTTGATACATCCTTTCAATTAGAGGATACTAGAACTAATGCATTTTTAGATTTAACTGGATCATCAGCTACAGGACAAATAAGAAAGTCTTCTAGTAGTATTAAAAAAGTGGCATTTGCTACTACAGTATCATCTCCTGATATTGGTATTATTACCGTTTCATTAGGATCTACAATAACTGTTGATATGAAACCTGGAAGATATGTTTATGATGTAAAAATAATAACTTCTGGTGGTAAAGAATTTAAAGCCATAGAAGGTTCAGCATTAGTCAGAGGCGGGGTAACAAGGTAATGCCAAGTATAAACGATAGAATTGGTTCGCAAAATGTTATAAGGGTATTATCTAATGCGTCGGCACCTCCGACAAAATTAGTTAATATGAATGATGTGCAGACTACTCGAAAGTCTGAAGATGGGTTAATTTTAGTATGGGATTCTGGATCTGAAAAATTTGTATTAACTGATATTATTGATGCCGCTACAATAATACAGACTGGAATTTCATCAATTTCAAATACAACTGATTCAAGTAGTTCTATAACAGGAGCTCTAACTGTAGCAGGTGGGGTTGGAATATCTAAAAATTTAACTTTAGGTTCTGGTTTTGTTGTAGCAGGTGTAGGAACATTTACGTCAAATATTGATGCTAATGCATCCGTAGATATTTTTAGAGATTTAAGAGTAAATAATAATCTTAGTGTTGCAGGAGTATCTACATTTACAGGTATAACAACCACTGTAGGCGATTTATATGTTGGTGGAGACTTATATCTTCAAGATGATTTAGTATTAGATAATATTACTGGTGATAGTCTTAATATAACTGGTAATAGTATTGTTAATACATTAAGTGCAGTATCTATTACTTCATCTGGTAATGTTAATATTTCTGGCATCACAACACTTGCTGGTAATGTTAATGCAACTAGTAATGTTAATATTTCTGGTATTACAACACTTGCTAGTAGTGGGGGAATAACAACTACTGGTGGTGATTTATATGTGGGTGGTGATTTATATATTAAGAAGGATTTAACTTTTGATGAATTTACTGCTAGAGCAGGAGTATTTACCGAACAACTGACATCTGTTCGACTGAATATAACTGGTGTTACAACATTTCAAGGAAATGTTTCTCTATTAGATAATGATAAGTTAACTTTTGGTGGTGCTGGACCTGGTGCTTCTGGATCATTACACATATATCATAATGGTTCTGATTCATATATTGATGATGTTGCTATTGGTAATTTAATATTAAGAGCATCTGGATTTGCCTTTAAAACTCCAAGTGATGAGATTTATCTTCAAGGAACTCCTAATGCAGATGTTAAATTATTTCATGATAATGTAAATAGAGTTGAAACTACTAATTATGGTGCAAAAGTAACTGGTATCTTAAGTGCTACTAGCATAACTGCTGATACTATATCAATAAATCAAATTGATGGAGGTACCTATTAATGGCAAAACCAAGTACTAGACAAGGTTTAATTGATTATTGTTTAAGACAATTAGGAGCACCTGTATTAGAAATTAATGTTGATGAAGATCAATTAGAAGATTTAGTTGATGATGCAATTCAATTCTTTAATGAAAGACACTTTGATGGTGTTGAAAGAATGTATTTGAAATATCAATTGACAGAAGCAGATATTAATAGAGGATCTGCAAATAATAAATCAGGTAGTGATAATACAGTTGGTATAGTTACAACAACAGGTACTTCTACAAATGTAAGTGGGTTAGGAACACTTACTTCCAATTTTTATGAAACCTCTAATTTTATTCAAGTTCCAGATTCAATTCAAGGTATAGAAAAAATATTTAAATTTGATACCAGTTCAATTTCTGGTGGAATGTTTAGTATTAAATATCAATTATTTTTAAATGATTTGTATAGTTTTAATTCTGTTGAATTAATGCAATATGCAATGACAAAAACTTATTTGGAAGATATTGATTTCTTATTAACAACAGATAAACAAATAAGATTTAATAGAAGACAGGGAAGATTGTATTTAGATATTGATTGGGATGCACAAACTAAAGATACTTTTTTTGTAATTGATTGTTATAGATCTTTAGATCCAGATACATTTAGTGGAGTTTATAATGATAGTTTTCTAAAAAGATATTTAACAGTATTAATTAAAAGACAGTGGGGGTTAAATATGATGAAATTTACTGGGACTAAACTTCCTGGTGGTATTGAATTAAATGGAAGACAATATTATGAAGATGCTGAAAGAGAATTGGAAGATATTAAACAAAGAATGTCTCTAGAATATGAATTACCACCTCTTGATCTTATAGGTTAATATAATATGACTTTAAATTCATACTTTTTACAAGGATCAAAAAAAGAACAGTTTTTGGTGCAAGATTTAATTAATGAGCAGTTGACCATTTATGGAATAGAAATATATTATCTTCCTAGAAAAGTTTTTAAAACTGATAATATTATTAAAGAAGTACAATCATCTAAGTTTGATGATTCGTTTATTATTGAAGCATATTTAAATAATTATGAAGGATATAATCCTAATAGTGATTTAATGACTAAATTTGGTTTAAGATTAACCAATGAAGTTAGTCTTACTATTTCAAAAGAAAGATTTGAAGAATTTATAGCACCATTCTTAGAAGGTATGAGTTCTGGTATTAAAGAAGGAACAATAACAGAGTATACTTTTGAAGATTTAATTACTAGACCAAAAGAAGGAGACTTAATATATTTTCCACTAGGTGAAAGATTATTTGAAATTAAAAGAGTAGAATCAGAAAAACCATTTTATCAATTAGGTAAAAATTATGTTTATGAATTAAATTGTGAACTTTATGAATATGAGAATGAACTTATTGATACTACTATTGAAGAAGTAGATAATACAGTTGAAGATGAAGGATATATTACTACTGTAAATTTAGTAGGGTCTGCTACAACTGCTACTGGAACAGCAGCTATTGGTGGTTCTGGAATGATTGGATTTATAGACTTAATAAATGATGGATCTGGATATAAATCTGCACCAACAATCCAAATTTCACCACCACGGTCAGGAGTTCAAGCTACAGCAGTTGCTATTACTACTTCAAAGTCTGGGGTAAAATCATTAAAAGAAATTTTATTAACAAATCCAGGTTCAGGATATGATAGTGAAGATCCACCATTAGTTCTTATTACTGGTGGAGGTGGTGTAGGAGCTGCTGTAACTGTTGGAGTTGTTAATAATGGAATTAGTGGTGTAACACTAACAGAAAAAGGATCTGGTTATATTGGAGAACCAACGATAACGTTTACTGGTGCTACTGGTGCTGGTGGAACAACTGCAACTGCTAGAACAGTTCTTTCTGATGAGGATTCTATCTCTGCTGTTCGTTTTTCAAATACTGGTTCTGAATATACAGTTGCACCTACAGTTACTTTTGCTGGTATAAGCACTACTGGAATTGGAACATTTATATTTAATGAAACGGTTCATGGTCAGACTTCTGGTGTTGTTGCAAGAGTTAAGGATTTCAAGAAGAGAACTGATATTAGTCCTTCTAATCCACCAGTTGAACTTAGAGTATCTCTAAATAGTGGAGCATTCCGTGCAGGTGAGGTTTTAGTTGGATCCATATCTTCTGCTAGATACATTGTAGATAGTTATAGTACTGATAGTTTTGAGGATCCATTTGATACAAATAGTGA